TGGAACGCCACGTTCGACACCGGCAAATTTGTTGAACGTTTAGGGAAAAGCGTTTTCGATAAGTCCATTCAAGAACGGGGCCGCAATATTCCGTTAATGCACGGGCACGACCGCGACAATTTTCCTATTGGGCGTTCCGCGAGCTGGGAAAAAGATCCAATGGGTTTAATCGCCGACTTTGAAGTCGCACCAACGGACCGGGCACGCGAAGCGTTAAACCTCGCGAAGGACGGATATGTGACCGGGTTCAGTGTCGGGTTTGTTCCGGTACGCAACGAAGAAAACACCGTTGACGGCAAACGGCACATAACACGAGTCGAAGCGAAACTCGATCATGTGGCGTTACTCACGGCACCAACGGCGCCCGCATACGGCGAAGCTCAACTAATAGCGGCTCGGGCGTTTGACCCGGACGACAAAACCCAGGCGCCCCGGCTGGCACGCTGGCGGCATCTCCTCGACGCTGACACGCGCTAAGGTTTTAGTAGAACGCCGACGACACGCCGCACCCCGCACCTGCCGTCACCTTCGCTAAACCCGAACGTGACACAGGAGAAACCGTTTATGAAACTCCTCGATCAGTTAGTTGAGGAACGCGCCGAAATCAGCGCGATGCAAACCGCCCTAGTTACTCGCGCATCCGACGAGGTCCGCGACCTAACCGAAGACGAAGACAAAAACCTGACCGATTTCCAAGAACGCGCCGCACAACTTGACCGCCGAATCGACGACTTACGCAACATGCACGAATCGACGTTGAAGGCTGACACCATGAGAGCAGAGGTAAGGGCGTTGAACGCAGAAAACCCCGAAGAACCACAAGCAATGGGCCAAGCAGTCGTCACAAACGAACCGCTGACCTACCGTTCCGACAACATCGAACACAGCTTCATCCGCGACTTCATTGACTCGAACGTTTCGAAGGACGTAGCGGCAACGCAACGAATCCAACGGCACCAAAAAGAAATGGAAAACCGCGACGGAACCTCCGCAAACTTTGCGGGCCTTGTAGTTCCCCAGTACTTGACGGATCTTGCGGCTCCGCTCGCTAGGGCTGGCCGGCCGTTCGCCGATCAGTGCCGGCCGCTGCAGCTACCAGAATCGGGGCTCAGCATCAACATCAGCCGAGTAACCACCGGATCAACCGCCGCAATACAGAACCCGGAAAACACTGCCGTCAGTGAAACCGATATTGACGACACGCTTCTAACGTCGAATATTTCGACGATTGCCTCTGCTCAGCAAATCAGCAGGCAAGCAATGGAGCGGGGAACCGGCATTGACGCGTTGGTCACGGGTGACATGATGGGCGCAATGTCCACCGTGTTAGACAACCAGCTGATTAACGGTTCGGGTGCAGCGGGGCAACTCCTCGGCATTTCACAAGTGACCGGCATAAATAGCGTTACTTATACCGACGCGACCCCAACAATCGCCGAGTTTTATCCGAAGCTCCTTGATGCGATTCAGCAAATCAACAGCAACTTGTTTAGGGCACCTGACCTGATTGTGATGCACCCTCGCCGTTTGGCTTGGATACAAGCCGGCGTCGACGGAAATTCGCGACCTCTTGTGCTTCCACAAACCAACGTTCCACAAAACGCTATGGGCACCGGGCCAGTGGCGGGCTATGGGAACACCGGCACACAAATTGCGGGTATCCCAATCGTGACGGACGCCAACATACGCACCGACCTGGGCGCTGGAACCGAAGACGCTGTCTATGTTGTTTCTCGAAACGACATGCTGCTATTTGAGGACGGCGGACCAATGTTCATGCGTATGGACGAAACAGCGGGGCTCAATTTGACTCTTACCCTGGTTGCATATTCATACGTTGGTTTTGTTCCGGGCAGGTTCCCCGTCGCCATTAGCGCGATCACAGGAACCGGCCTTATAGCGCCGACGTTCTAACCCTCGGGTTAGATAATCCACCAATCGGCGGGGGCCGCGTCGACTAGGCATGGCCCGGTCCCCGCCAAGAGTGAAAGCGAACATATGCCCGACCAAACGTTGTGGGAAAAGCAAGCGCCAAGCAGGTTGCAGAAACCAGCGCCAGAACCGAAAAAGAAAGCTCCCGCAAAAAAGCCGGCCGCGAAGAAATAAGTTATGGCCTACACCACTACCGCGCTAGTAAAAGCCTCTTTAGGTATTCCGTCGGGCACAACGTCCGAAGACACCTACATCGCGGCGGCTATTGGTGCAGCAGAGGACGAAATAGACAAATATTGTGGGCGAACGTTCGAACCGGCCGGCGCGGTGTCGGCTCGGGTGTATCAGCCTTCGACGAACGTGCTGGCCTATACGGACGACTTTTTTACGTTGACCGGTCTGGTAGTCAAACAGGACGACTCGAACGACGGAACCTACGGCACGACCCTGACCATTACCTCCGGCTTCATTGTCGTGGGTAATTCGGCTCCGTTTAATACGATTCGTTCCGTTTCCTCGCCGTTTCCGCGGTACACCACCGATAGACCAACGGTGCAAGTGACCGCGAAATGGGGCTACCAGACAGCAGTGCCCGAAGCCGTAGAAACCGCGGCGCTTATTCTTAGCTGTCGTTTGTTTCAACGTCGCAGCAGTCCGCTAGGCGTTATGGCTGGCGTTGTCAACGACTTTGGGCCTATGAGGGTTAGTAGGGTCGACCCGGACTACCGGGCGCTCCTGTCGGGTTACAGGCGAATCGGTGTCGCGTAGTGGCCGATTACGCCGCCATTAAAGACGGCATAAAAGTGCGTTTAGAAACCCTTGCCGACCTCGTCGCAGTATTCGAAACGGTACCCGATCGGGTTGTACCACCCGTCGCCGTGGTCGTCCCCGGAACACCACCCGTCGACTTTAATGTTTCGATGGGCAAATCAACGAACGCCAGCCAGCTACAACGCTTCACTTTCGAGGTGCTCATTTTGGCGCAACGCTTTTACGCAGAAACCGCGCAAGACAAACTCGACAGTTACGTTTCCGGCACCGCAAGTGTTTACGATGCGATCAGCGGAGACACTACGCTAGGCGGTACAGCATCCGACGCCAGGATCACAAGAATGTCCGACTACGGCCAAATCGTCGTCGGTGAAGGAGAATTTATGGGCTGCCGATTCGACCTCGAGGTTTACGCCGTATGAGTGACTACAAAATAAAGGCTCACAACGTGTCGTTTGGGAAACCGGGCGAAACCATCACACACAAAGAACTCGAAAAACTGGGCGTCAATATCGACGCTTTGCTAGAGGGCGGCCACTTGGCAGCCACACGCGCCACAACCAAAAAGGAAGATAACTAATGGCCGCTTTTATGCTTTACAACGCTTCGGTTACAATAAACTCGGTCGACCTTAGCGACCATGTCACGTCCATCACGTTCAGCGAAAACGCAGCTGAACTAACGACAACCTCGATGGGTGACTCAAACGTAACGAGGATTGGGGGGCTTCTCGATGGCAACATCGACCTGGAATTCAATCAGGACATGCAAGCCTCTGAAACTCAGGCAACGATTCGCGCACTCGTAGGGACCGTCACAACGGTCGTCGTTAAGTCTGACGCCAGCGCCGTGTCAGCGGCAAACCCGTCATGGACGTTTTCGGCACTTGTCACTGAATGGCCGTCCGTTAATGGCACCGTCGGCGAACTCGCCACGGCGTCGATTAGCTGGCCTCTTACAGGTGCAGTAGTTCAAGCAGTTAGCTAGAAACAGGAGAAAATGATGCTGAGGGCACAAATCCAAGTCACCGACAACCAAGGTGTCATCCGAAACTATGACGGCACCGGGGCGCTATTCGTGGCGTTCGAAGCTCACTTCGACGTTTCAATCCTCGAAATGGGCGAAAATCCGCGACTGACCCATATTTATTGGCTCGGGTACGAAGCCGCCCGGCGTGTCAACCAGCACGACGGTCTAGATTTTCAGAAATGGCTCGACGCCGGCTACACGGTGGAATTTGAGGTTGACGACGACCCTTTAGACGAACCAGCTACGCCTACCAGTTAGGAGTTTTGGCGATAGCTACCGGCCAACCACTCGACGTTTTGTTGGAAGTGGATTCTCTAACACTGATGGGGCTCATTACCGCCTACAACGAAAAGGTGAAGGCGGAGGAGAAAGCGGCGAAACGTGGCGCTCAGAAACAAAAATATCGGTAGAAAAACCACCATTGAAATTAAAGGTCTGCGCCAGGCTCAACGCATGATGGGCAAAATCGACGCCGACTTTAAGAAACGGTTCAAGGACATTCACAAAGGCGCCGCGGACATCATCGCCGACGAAGCCCGCCGGCGTGCACCGGTCCGCTCAGGTCGTCTCCGGCGTGACATACGAACCAGCGGCACCACTAAAGGCGGCGTGGTGCGCGTAGGACGCAAAAAACTACCGTACGCGGGCCGTGTCATATTCGGTGACCCGATCACGTTTAAGGACCGTTTGATGCGTAAGGCACAAACCCGCCGGATCGGTACGCCGTTCATCTATGAAGCAGCAGACGCCAAATTTCGCGAAGTCGTAGATTATTATGATGACGAACTAGAAGAAATACTTGATGACGCTATAAAGGCGGCGGAACGTGGCAGGTAAAAAAGCGTCGATATCTATGCTCATCGGGGGCGACGCCTCCGGTTTACGAAAAGCCACAAAAAACGCGTCGAAGTCGTTAAGCAAGTTTTCTAAAAGCTCCGCTAACGCCGCCAAAAAGGTTGGCAAAGCGTTTGGGGCAATGACCGGGGCGATTGGTGTCGCCGCCGTGGGGTTAGGCGCCAAAGCTGTCGACCTCGCATCCGACTTCGATGAGTCAATGTCGAAAACGGAAGCCATTTTTAAGGAAGCCGCCGGCGGTATCACCGCCGCAGCTAAAGACGCCGCGACCGCGGTCGGTATGTCTAAAGGCGAGTTTTTAGAAGCCGCTTCCGGGTTTGGTGTTTTCGGTAAAGCGGCCGGACTGGGCGGCGATGATCTATCCGACTTCGCGGCTGAACTCGTCAGAACCGCGGCCGACGTTGCGAGTTTCAACAACCTGTCCACCGATCAAGCTTTAGAGAAACTTTCGGCCGGGCTACGCGGCTCTAGTGAACCGTTGCAGTCGTTAGGGATTCTCATTAACGCCGCTCAGGTCGAAGCGAAAGCCCTCGACATGGGTTTGGGCGACGTCAACGGCACCGTATCGGAGGGAAACAAGATACTGGCTAGGCAGGCGCTGATTATGGAGGCGCTGGGGAGTCAGGGCGCACTTGGGGATTTTGAGAAGACGTCTGGTGGGCTCGCTAACCAACAAAGGATTCTTTCTGCTCGTTTAAAGAATGTGGGCATCACGATTGGTACGGCGTTGTTGCCGGTGGCCGGCAAACTCGCCGAAGCCGTGTCGAACCTTATTGCTGTCGGTGAACGTTTCGCCCCGCAAATGGAGCAGCTACGCGACCGGGCAAAAGAGTTGGGCGAACAATGGCTCCCGAAACTTCGCGAAGCGTTTATTAGAGTGCGGGAAGCGGTGGAACCGATCATCCGAAAGATGGTCGAATTTATTAAAACGAATCCGAAACCGTTTTTGATGGGCCTCGCCGCCGTCGTTGGCGTGGTTTTGGTGGGCGCCATAGGTGCCGCGGTTATAGCGATAGCGGGCATCGTGTTTAGTGTCGGCGGCCTTATCGTGGCGTTCGGGTTAGCGGTCGCCGCTATCGCATATTTGTGGCAAGAGTCAGAAACGTTTCGTTACGTCGTCACACGGGTTTTTGATGACGTTAAAGCAGTTGTCACCCCCGTCATCGAGGGCATTATCAAAACCGTCGAAGGACTCATACAGACTTTTCAGGGCGTCGTCACGTTCCTCAAAGGTGTCTTCAAAGGTGACTTTCAGATGGCGATAGACGGCATTAAAGACATTGTGTGGGGATTAGCGCGCACCATTCTGGCTCCGCTCGAAGCGATTAAAGGTGCGTTTACGACGTTTTTCAGTTTGGACGCGGTACAAACCGCGATCAAATTCGGTTTGGACAAAATCATTGAGTTTGTGAAAGCGATACCCGACCGGGTGGGCAAGCTCGCTGATGGGGCGTTCGATGCGTTGAAAAACGCTTTCACGTCGGCGCTTAACTGGATAATCGACCAGTGGAACAAACTGGATTTCGGTTTCAAAATCGAAATTCCGAGTTGGGTGCCCGGTATAGGTGGCAAGGGATTTGGTATTGACGACGTGATACCTGATATTCCGCGTATCGGTGGGGCGGCACCGTTGGCCCCGGCCGCGCTTCTCCCATCTACAGCGATGCGCGAAACGACCGCGGCGCCAGTCGTCACAACCATCAACGTCGTAGCTCCAAACGTTGACCCGAACAGCCTTATCGACTCTGTGCGGCGATATAACCGGTCTAGTGGCCCGGCGCCGGTCGACATCGGGTTTTACTGATGGCGACGCCGACCCCTACCGTCGAGATTGGGTTTATTGGGCCGTCGTTCGATAACGCTTTCACGCTCGATGATGCCGTCAAAGGTGCGTTGGACGACCCGAGCTACGTTTTGGGCGGTAGCGAAGTTATGGCCGACCTCACCGACCGTTGCGTTTCGTTTGTGACACGGCGCGGCCGCCTCGACTGGACGCAACCCTTTTCGCCGGGCATGGCAAAACTGTTGTTCCGAAACATCGACGGGGCACTCGACCCGTTAAACACCTCATCAGCGTATTATCCGGGCATTACCGTTGGGCGAACTGTCACTATCAAATGCAACGGGCACCTGGTCTATTCCGGTCTCGTTGAGGACATAAGCCTGGGCTATGACACTGGCGGCGATGCGTGGGTAACGGTGATCGCTGAGGACCAATCGAGCGAACTGGGTTTAAGGTCGTTGACGTCTGGGACGTCGTTTAGTGAACAAACCAGCGGCCCGCGAGTGTCAGCCGTTCTCGCAAACGCAAACATCGGCTATGCGGGGGCGACCAGTGTCGCCGCTGGGTCGTCAACGGTGGCAGCGGAAACCTTGTCGGCTGACATAAACGTGGTGCAATATTTACAAAAAGTGTCGAACAGCGAACAGGGCTACCTGTATGTCAATCGTTCGGGGGTTATGACGTTCGAGGACCGTTACGGTCCACTCACGGCAGCGGCTACCGTCACGTTTTCCGATGATGGAAGCGACGTTCCGTACCAGAGCATTAACCGAAACCTTGTTAGCGCCGAGTTGTTTAACCGTTTGACGGCGAACCGGACGGGTGCCGCGGCAGTGACAGCAAACGAAACAGATAGTCAGGATTCTTACGGTATCCGGTTGTTACCGGTGGGCGAAGTCTTGGTCTTAAACGACGCTACGGTGACAAACATTCTCGATTTTTTGATGGTGCAAACCGCGTCGACTGACGTTCGGATAAACAGTTTGACCGCGGTGTTAGATACGCAAAGTTCGGGGACACAAAACACCATCGCCCAACTCGAACTAGCTGACGCCGTGGACGTCGAATTTACGCCGCCCGGTGTCGCTCAGCAGTCCACAACGGGCACTCTCCAAGAGATCGGGCACGCGTTCACGGTGGGCGAAACGTGGCGCGTTACGCTAGGGATGACACCACGCGACACAACGAGCTATTTGATACTCAACGACGCTTCCCTCGGGCGGCTCGATTACAACAGTTTAGGATTCTGACATGGGTTATCAGCAATGGACCACGGGGCAGGTTTTGACTTCCACGGCAATGAACCAGGTCGGGGATTCCACGGTAAACGTGTTCGCGGACTCGTCGGCGCGCTCAACAGCTATCTCTAGCCCAAGCGAGGGCATGGTTTCGTATTTACAGGACACGAACCAAATCGAGGTGTACACGGGTGCGGCGTGGGCCGGCATCGGTGACATCACCGCAGTATCAGCGGGCGCAAACATCGACGTCACCAGTGGTACCGGGCCGGTGCCCAGTGTGGCGCTCGCTATCGACGCCGCCGTCGAGTTTGGCTCCGATGGCAGCGGAGTGGACGTAACCATTTTTACGGCGACTGCGGGTGACTCGTTCCTATTCGATGCCAGCGAAGAAAAGCTCGTGATCACGGGCACCAACGGGCAGAACTCGCTCGAAGTAGCCGACGGCGACGTTTCAATAACGGACAGCTTGACGGTTAGCGGCGGTTTGGTCGCTCCGCTTGCTATCAACGCGCAAACCGGCACCACCTATACGTTTGTCATTGGGGACGCCGGGAAGCTGGTCACCTCGTCGAACGGTTCGGCGCAAACGGTAACCGTCCCGCCGAACTCATCAGTCGCGTTCGCTATCGGTACCCAAATCATTGTCCAAAACATCGGATCGGCTAACGCGACGCTTGCACAAGGTTCCGGGGTCACGATTCAGTCGAAAGATTCTGCGAAAGAAATCGACGGGCAGTACG